GTGGATCTGGTTATGAAAATAAGAAAACAACTACTAATACTAGTGGAATTAATACTGCAACTGATATTATTACCATTTCCAATCATGGATATAATTCTGGTGAGATAGTTAACTATACAGTTGAGGGTACAGTAGTTGGTGGGTTAACTAATAGCACTGATTATTATCTAACAAAGATTACTGATGATAGTTTTAAATTATCAAGTGTAGGCATAAACACAAATGACAGAGAATTTAATTATAGAACAAAACAATATATTGATTTTACTACTATTGGTGTAGGTACTCATATATTTAATTATCAACCTATTACAATAAGTGTTAAAGGTAAAGTTGGAATATCTTCTATAGCAGGAGATACTTTTGAGTGTGAAACACAACCTATTTTTAGAGGATCTATTAAATCAGTTCATTTAACTGATAATGGTGTTGGATATGGTTCTTCTGAAATTATTAATTTTAATAGACAACCACAATTTAAATTAATTGCAGGTTCTCAAGCACAATTAACACCAGTTATTAATGATGGAAGAATTGTAGAAGTATTAGTTCAGAACGTAGGTAAAGAATATAATTCTCCACCAGATCTTGCATTAATTGGTGATGGAGTAGGTGCAGTTCTTACTCCTGTATTGGAAAATAATACAATAACGTCGGTAAAGGTTATTGAAGGAGGTGCTGGATATACTCAATCAAATACAACAATTAATGTGGTTGTTCCAGGAGATGGTGTAGAATTTGATGCAAGTATTAAAAATTGGAGAATAAATTTATTCCAAAGACATTATGATAACTTTACTGTAGATGATGGATTTATTGCTGATGAGTTTAATGAAAATAAAGGATTACAGTATTCTCACTTATATGCACCAAGAAAGCTCAGAGAGTCCCTCTATGGCACTGTAGGAGCAGGCTCAACGGTCTCTAAGATCCAATATGGTAAAAGAGACCTGAGTAGACTTAACAGTCTTGAGATCCCTTCTACAGACCACTCACCGATTATAGGATGGGCATATGATGGTAATCCAATATATGGTCCTTATGGGTATTCTCTTAGAGGAGGTGGAGTTGTAAAACAATTAACTTCTGGATATAAACTTTCTTTAAAATCTGGTAGACCTCCTATTAATCAATTCCCTGAAGGATTTTTTGTTGAGGATTATGTACATAATAATGTAACTGAGGAAACTGTCCTAGATGAGAATAATGGAAGATTTTGTGTTACACCAGAATTTCCAAATGGAACATATGCTTATTTTGCAACTGTAAATGATGGTGTTGCTGATGGCACTGGACCTTTTGCTGGATATAAGAGACCTGTATTCCCTTATCTTATTGGTGAAAATTATTATTCCACTCCAAATGATTTTAACTTTAGTTCATTCTCTAATCAACAACAATATCTTTTACAAGATACTGATTGGATAAGAAATACTGTTGCATATAATCTTATTGAAGGAAAAGATAATTATGAATATGTTTATATACCTGATCAGTTAAAACAAACTGTAGATATTACTTCAGTAACACCTGGACTTATTAAATCGATAGGAATTCAGACTTCTGGAACTCAGTACCGTGTAGGTGATAAAGTCGTATTTGATAATACTAATACTGAAGGGGATTTAGGATCTGCTATTGTTTCTAAAGTTATTGGAAAAGATGTTACTAATGTAAGTGTTGCAACAAGTACAGTAACTTCTATGGAAATCTTCCCTAGAAAAAAAGGGCAATATATTCTTTATGCTAATAAACCACATGGATGGTCTAATAATGACTTAGTTACAATTAGTGGACTTTCTACAACTTCTTCGGGAATTGGTGGAGTTTATAAAGCAGGAATTACATCTAACAGTTATAAATTAGTTGGTTTTGGTACTCAACCTACTGGAATTGGTACTGATGGAGTAACTGGAATTATTACTTATTTTAATATCAATGGAGATTTTACTACCATAGATCCTAATGATATTTTAAGAATAGGCACTGAGAAAATTAAAGTATTACAAGTAGAACCTGAAAATAATCGTATTAGAGCTCTTAGAGCACAAGAAGGTACTACAGGTGCTGCACATACTGTAAGCACAGTTCTTTTTGATGATCCTAGAAAATTAACAATTAATGCTGGATTTAATACAACATATAGCGTTAAGCTTAATACAGAAATTTATTTTAGTCCTAACGTTACTGCCTCGGTTGGATCGACTATTATAACTCCTGCTGGACTTGCTATTGGTGATACGGCAACAGCAACAGCAGCCCTTGGTACAGGTACTTCTGAAGGAAAAGTAATTACTCTTACAGTAACTGATGGTGGTTCAGAATATGCCTCAGTACCTACAGTCACCTTTAGTGCTCCTGAAGGATCAGTACCTACTATTACTGTTGGTTTACATACGGTAGGAACTGGTACTACCACAGCAATAAATCCTGCTTCAGTATCAATTGCTTCTTCTGGAATAGGATATGCAACTGCTCCAACAATTACTATTAGTGATTCTTTCCTTTCATCAGGTGGAATCCAAACTGCTGTTGGTATAGCAACTATTAGTACAGCTGGTTTTGTTACTGCAGTTTCATTTAATGTTGTAGATCCATGGGCTGTTGGAACTGGTGCTACGATTGGTTTTGGTTATAGCACTGCACCTACACTTTCATTCAGTGATCCTACAGATCTTACAACAGCAACAGCAACAGCAGTATTGACTGCGGATGCTGTAACTTCTCTAACTCTTACTAATGCTGGTGCTGGATATACATCTGCTCCTACAATTGCAATTGTTGATCCTGATGCTGCTCCAGTTTATCAAACTGGTGTGGGTTTAGGTGCTACTATACAACTTAGTCAGAGTCCAAATTATCCAAATAAGAGAACTGTAGGAACACCTGCTGGTGGGTTCCCAAGAGGTAGAGGCAGTGCTGGTGCTGGACTTACTGAAGTTAAGGTTCCCTTTAAAACTATATTCCTTCCTAATCATGGATTCGAGACTGGTGATCAAGTAGAATATTATCCTAATTTAGGATCAGGTATTTTAGTAAGAGATGATGTTGTTACACAGACAGGTAGTAATTATGTTGGTAATACTACATCTATTTTACAGAGTGGTGAGAAACTATTCATTGCTAAAGTAAGTGATAATTTAATTGGAATTGCCACAGTTTTAGTTGGATTAGATACTTCAGGTAATAATTTTGTAGGTGTTGCTGAGAGTGTTAGACAATCATCAACTTTAAATATTATCGGTATTGGAACAGGACTAGAGCATAGTTTTAAAACTGTTTATAATCCAATTACAGCAGATGTTGCTAGAAATTTAGTTACAGTATCTACTGGAAGTAGTCATGGATTATTAAAAGATGATGAGATAGATTTAACTGTAAATCCTTCATCTATATCAACAACATTTACTGTTAAGTATAATGATTATAATAGAAGAATTGTAATTAATCCAAAAGACTTTACTGCTGCTGGAATAAACACTACTACTAATGAAATTACTATTACTAATCATGGACTAGTAACTGGTCAAGAGATTATTCATACTGCAACAACATCTTCTGTTGGATTAAGTAATAATGCAATTTACTACACTATTAGAATTGATGAAAACACAATTAAATTAGCAGATACTAATCATAATGCAACTTTATTAAAACCAATTACTCTTGGAATTACTAGTGCATCTGCAGGAACTATTAATCCAATAAATCCTCCAGTAAGAGTTTATAGAAATCAATCTGCTATATTTGATCTTAGTGATTCTTCTTTAGGATATGTAAATCAGGCAACTACATATTCAGCATTTGATCTTAATTTCTATACCGATAGGAATTTAACTGAAAAATGGGAAACTGATAAAACTGATGAAACATTTAATGTTACTAAAGTTGGAAAAGCAGGTGTAGATGCTAATGCATCAGTTACTCTTTCAGTTAATGAATATATTCCTAATATTCTTTATTATACACTTGATGTACTAGAAGAAAGTGATACTCCTTTAAGCAAGAGATCTATTGTTAAAAAAGATACTTTAGTTAATGATGCAAGTGAAGTACAAACTGTATCAAGTAGATATAATGGTAAATTTAATGTTTCTGTTGGAGCAACAAATACTTTTACTTATACATTATCACATAAACCAGAAGCAACAGAATATACATCAACTACCTCGATTCTGAGTTATGAAACAGAGTCTTCAACTGCATTTGGTGGAGTAGCAGGATTTGAAATAAGAGATGGTGGTAAAAATTATTATTCTGTTCCTGGAATTACTACCGTTTTATCAGATACAGGAAAAGGAGCTCTTATTAATGTAGAAGGTGAATCTATAGGCAAGATCAATAAAGTTCATATTAAAGATATTGGATTTGATTTCCCATCCGATCCTACATTAAGTCCAAATGTTGGATTACCTCAAATTATAACAATAGAAAATCTTGCATCTATCAAATCTATAGGAATAAGTTCTGTGGGTAGAGGATATACCACAGCACCAAAACTTCTTGTTTTTGATGGTATAACCAATAAGAGAGATTATGATATTGATCTTGATTATTCATTAGGTGATCAGCAAGTAACTATTCTCAAGAATACTAAAGGTTTAAGTAATGTACAACCAACTATTATTCCAACTAATGCAAGTAATGGAGTAGGAATTAATACAGTTGGATTTAATACAACTACTAAAGATGTAAGTGTAACTTTATCTGTTGGATTTAGTACTGCTGGATCTTTCCCATTCTCGGTAGGTGATAAGGTACTTGTAGAGGGTGTAAGCGTTGGTCTTGGTACAACTGCAAGAGGATATAACTCTGCGGAATATGATTATAAGTTATTTGAGATAACTGCTGTTGATCCAAACATTGGTGGACTTGGTATTGTTACTTATAGTGTTTATAATGAATTTAAAGATTTAGATCCTAGAGTAACACCTGGTCAATATAATCAACAAAATTCCGTTGGTAGATTAATACCTGAAAAGTATTTCCCAATATTTGATATTAAATTAGGTATACATGATTATCTCAAAGGAGAAACAGTACAATCTGATTCTGCTATTGGTACTGTTGAGAACTGGGATTCTAAATTAGGAGAATTGAGAGTTTCTGCTAGTGAAGACTTTACAGTTGATGAAACAATTAGAGGATTAAGTTCAGAGACATTAGGAATTGCTTCTTCTATAAGAACATATGATGCTTCTATAAAAACAAATATTTTCGCTAAGGTTAATAAAGGATGGGAAACTGATTCAGGTGTTCTTAACTATAATATGCAAAGAATACAGGATAGTTACTATTATCAAAACTTCTCATATTCATTAAGATCTAAAGTAGCATATCAAACTTGGAATGATGTTGTAAGTGCATTAAATCACACTACAGGACATATTAAATTCTCTGATCTACAACTTGATTCACTCAACGATAACTCAATGAGTGTTGGTTTAACTACTGAAACAACTTCTTATGAAATAGTTAATGATCTATATGGTATTGGTAATCTAAACTGTGTTCATGACTTTGATCTTGTAACAGAAAATTCTAAAAATGTTGGAAATGATATAGTTTCTGATGAGATAATATTTGCAAGTAGAATTCTAACTGATTATGATGAATCTGTTGGTAACAGAGTTTTATCTATTGATGATATTAGTGGATCATTTAATCATCGTCCTAGAGCAACTCAATATAGTGTGGCTAACGAATTTGATATAACAACTACTAGGGCAAGAAAATCTTTCCATTATATCATGGATAAGAGATTTACTGGCGAAAGGCAGTTAATGGTCACTAATGTAGTTCACGATCATACGTTTGGTTATCTTTCTCAGTATGGTAATGGTGGTAATGTTTATGATATAGGATCTTTTGATTTCGCTATTGTTGGTGAAAAAGGACAATTACGTTTCTATCCAAGAAATTATAAAGTTAATGATTTCCATATAACTACAGTTTCATATAATTTAGATGATGAATATCTAGGAATTGGTACTACTTCTGTTGGGGTAGCATTAATAGAATCTCATAGTACAGAGGCAGCTAAATCAGATGCTTCTACTGTTATTGTTGGAATTGCAAGTACATATCGTTCTGCGAAAGTATTAGTCTCTATTAATCCTGATCAATCCAAAACATCTACTGGAGAATTTGAGTATGATGAATTAAATATTATTCATGATGGTAGTAATATAGATCTTGTAGAATATGATCAATTAGTCACTGTTCCTGGAGCATATACATCGTCAGGAGTTGGAACTTATTCAGTTGGTTATAGTGGTAGTGATATCCAACTTTCATGGCATCCTGATAGTAGTAATGCTGGTGTTGGAACCACTGCTGTTATTAATACAATTACAATTGGTATTGGTAATTCTGATTATAGTGGAGTTGGAACTTTCACTATGAAGCATAGTAAGTTTAATACAAAGTCTACTACTATCGCTGCTGCTTCTGTTGGCACAACAAGTGTTATTGCAGAATATATTACTCAAACAGATTCTGCTACAGATGGATATGACGCTGGTTACTTTATAGTACAACTTACAGATACTACAAATGGTTCTTATAATATGGCAGAAATGCTTGTTATGGATGATTATCTGTTAGCAGAAGAAAGTGGAAATACATTGGATCTTGAGTATGGTAATATTGGTGTTTCTGGGATTGGAACTTTAGGTTCTAGGATAGTTGCTGATACTAATGCAGGTATAGCAACAGTTCAGTTGTTATGCACTCCTACATCAAATATTGGTATTCAGGCACAAGTGTTTATGCAAGCACTTAAAGTTGAGGATGATACTAAGCAAAATATAGAGTTTGATAATGGTGCTGTTACTAGTGAATTTAGTGATTATAAAGGAACTGAAAGAGATGTTAAGAAAGCATTTGATATTCAGCATCAATCCACTCCAATCTTTAATAGAAGTTTCACTGGTAATAGTGATGCCATTGTAAGTGTTGATAATAATACAATTACTATTCCAAATCACTTCTTTGTAACTGGTGAGAAAGTCACATACACTCATGTAGGAACAGGTAGTTCTGGTGCTGTAGGAATTGCTGCTACCAATGGATTTGCAGGTGTTGGTAACACTACTCTTTTACCATCTGATGTGTTTGTTGTTAAAGTAAATGAAGATAAGATTAAATTAGCAGCAACAGCTGAAAAATCTTTAAGAGCAATTGCTGAAACTGTTACTATCACAACAGTTGGTGTTGGTACTTCTCATAGATTTACATCTACAAATCAAAATGCAAAAGTACTTGTTAGTTTAGATAATATTATTCAATCACCTGTTGTAGCAACAGCAGTAACAACTCAATTGGCAGTTGCTGCTAAGACAACTGATGATATTGTTTACTTTACTGGAATTACTTCCTTTACAGGTGCTGATCTGTTTAGAATTGGTAGCGAAATTATGAGAATCGACTCTGTTGGTGTTGGTAGTACCAATGCTATAAGAGTGCGTAGAGAATGGTTAGGAACAAATCTCGCAGGGCATTCTACAGATTCATTAGTAACTAAGGTTAATGGTAATTATAA